CATCAAATGCTGGAATATTTCCTAAAAAATTATCTGATGTAAATTTTGTAAAAAGTTCATCAATTTCATTTTGTCTAGATCTCTGATATGGTAATAATTCAAATATATTAGTATCCAAATTTGATTGCGCTTTTCTTATATCTACTGTTTCCCCAAATTGATTTAAAAAATTTATATTCGGTATATTCGGAACATTTGTCCATTGTCCTTCTTCTTTGATGGCATAAATTTCCGTTATCTGTGGAATGTTTGTGTATATCACTTTATAAACATAAGGCATGCCCATGCCACCACTTTTGGTATATTGTAAATTAGAAGATATTTGATTCTTAATTATGTCTAACAATTGACTTTCACTTTCCATAGAAGAAAAAGCTTCAAGGAAATCTGTGTAAATCCTTCTGACTATTCTCTCTATATCTTCACCAGATTGATTCAATACATTCCCATCTTTTTTCGTATAAACTAAAAGTTCATCATCACTTCTACCAACAGTCAATGCACCATCTCTTACTGTTTGTTGAAAACTCAATACATCTTCAGCTGATAATGTCTCATCATTTAATATTGAACCATACATTCCCTCATAAACTTTTTCTCTAATAAACCTCTTTATAGTTTTTTCATCTGGTATTATAGCCGCACCATCACTTCCAGTTGGATAAAAATCAACTTGCCCCCCAACATCTTCTATATCTGGTGAGACATAAAAATCAGGTGATTGTGGTTCTAATAAATCATCATCTTCCATAGGTAGGGTATCATCCACCACATTTGTCATATTTTGTTGGTTATCATCTTCCATACCACTAGCTTCTAAGTCATCCATATTTACTGTATCATCTGTGATGTTATTTGTAAATGTAGGTGTATCAACATCATCACCTTGACCAGTTTCAGAATCTTCTGAAAATGATGGATGTGGCATTGTTGTTGTATTATTACCCCCAATATCTTCTTGTGTTTCCAAATTAGCAATAGTTGTTTTTATTTCACTCCAAGAAGCACACCAATAATTACCTCTAACATCAGCCTTCCATTTTGAACAATAACTTCCAGCTTCTATAAAAAATTCACAATTATCGCATTTATTTTGAGTTGAAGCAAGTTGATATGCATTTGGTAGTGGTGGACTTTGTATAATTTCCCCATCACTATAATATAAACCTTCCGCACCATCTATAGTAAATACTCCAGATTGTTTTTCTATTAAACTTATTCCAGTCTCTTTATCTAATGGTGGATCGTTATCTCCTATAATAACCTCTTCAGCTATATTTGAAATTGTAGATGATTCTATTTCACTATCTGTTAATGTATCATACTTAAAAACACTCTTTGCACCATGATTATTTAAACCCATAATATTAGTTGTTAAAATAACTTCTCCAGTATTTGAATTATGGATTCTTATTTCAGCACCAACATCATATGGTGGTGGTGTATTTGGGTAAGTAAAAGAATTATCTACTAATGCTAATTTATTACCAACTGTATCAGCTGTTGCAAAACCTTTATATGCCCCTACAGTATAATCGTATTTTTCTTTTGCTTCTAAATTAAAAATGTTTTCTAAGAAGATATCTATCGTACCATACCCACCCATAGATCCTGTTTTATGATACGACATATTAAGTCCTCAAAATAAATTCAAAGTCATCATCAAATATAATTTCTTGATTATCATCATATGAAACTTTTATCAATATTTTATAAGACCTATTTGGTTCAAAGGTATTCAAATCCTGTTTAAAATAACTTGATACGCTGTCACAACTCATTGTAGTATAAGCACTAAAAGGAACAACATCCTCATTAGTTGCCATATCAATAATTGAGTAAGAACCAGATCCTTCTGGTATGAAACTACCCGTAATAGTTTGTACAGATGTACTAAATGTTTTATCAATATATCTTTTTCTAGCTCCAAACCTAAACTTAACAACTTCACTTTCTTTATATGATTCCCTATGATGTAATTTATATAAATAATTTTCCGTATTGCCAGATAAATCTAATGAAGTTAAACTACCTGTATTTGAACCAGTAGCAGGTAAATGGTCATCCCATTTTATCTCTAACTTAGGTGAATAGATTGTGTTGGTTTGTCTCGAAAAGAATTTCAAATCCTCGAAACTTCCACTATGCGTTTCATATGTTGTATTTGGTTCTATTGTACTACCCGATAATGTTAATAAGAAACCATAATTTTTATTTGTCCCATCCAACCATTTCTTTACAATTGATGTAACATTCATATTAATATCAGGTGACTCTGAACTAAAAGATTGTGATACTTTATCACCAGTAATATGAGTTGTTCCAGCATTTGTCCAATCTATCTCCTTTGCTCCAGATTTATTTTTTCTATACAACCAACTAACACCATTAGTTGTTTTTGGTTCATCTGATTCTTTTCCGACACCCTCATCCCAAGACTCACTAATAGGATAAGCAGCAATTTTGTATTCTTCCGACAAACCACTTGTCCCCTTTGTCTCATAAAGTCTAAGTGAAGCACTATATTGATTTGAAGATATGTTATTTGCAGATAAAAATGTTTGGACTTCGTTAGTGTCGAACTGAATTAAAGATCTGGTATGATATTTATATGTTCTATCACTAAAAACTTTTTTTATCTCCAATACTTCATCCTGCCCAACATTTTTATCTTTGTATGTTTCCCCATCAATTAAACTTGAACCACTATTTATTGTAGCATCTTTTGTTGCAAAAAAGTATCTGTGCATGTTATCTCACCTTACCTATGATATCTATATTTGGATTTCGTATTTCAAATACTGCTGGTGTTACTGATGGTCTTAGTATCTTATTAGCTACTGCCTCATTGGTTTCGTCATTATTATCGTCAGCAAATGGATAATAAAATCCATACCCAACGCTTCCATTTGTTACAGCATTACCATCTTTATCCAAATTGTATAATAAACGGTTATCTGCAAATTGATTCACTAATGATAATTTAGATATCCCAATAACACCATCCAACCCAATAATATTATACTCTAAATCGTTTAAATTTATAGTTTGTTTAAACTGCATTTTATTAATATCAAAGAATTTTTTTATCTCATCTATCACTTCCACCTTAACTTGTTTAGGATCAAATCTCCTATCATAGTTAACATCAAACTCAACTCCAAAATTTATATAATGACCAGAAATATTTCCCCCACTTAAACCTATACCAAAATCTATATTATCATTTATCATTTTAAATTTTTCTAAATATCTTTGTAAATTTTTTAATACTGAAAGTGGTGTTTGTACTAATTGTTTATTTTTGTTATATGATAAAGTTCTAACTAAAAGAGTTTGTCCACCACTTCCCCTTTCAACATAAGCTTTAGCCACATTACCAAACTTTGCAGGCATATTCATTATTCTTGCCTGATAATCTTCCTTCGTCACACACCTATGTTGTGATGAAAACATTGATTTAGCATTTTCTCGTATTTCATCTTCACTAAATCCATCCGAACCACCAACAGCTGGAATTTCATTTGTTACAGTAACCCCATCAGTAGTATCAACAACCTCAGTTAATTCACCTGATTGTGCATTGGAAAGTGAACCACCACCAACTCTATATGATACAGTTAAAATTGTATTGGCTGGTGTCTCACCCAAATTTACAGTATTATTTTGTACCAAATTATCTAAAGCAGAATTTATATTTGATAATGGTACACCAGCAACATTTATTCCTTGTTGTTGTATTATAGAATCAAATGAACCAGCAGAACCAGATACATTGTATTTATATAAACCATTTCCAAATTGTAACTTAGTATTATTAGTATCAACATCTACCTTTCTAACAAATTTTTTGTTAGTTTTTATATATTCCAAAGTATATGGTACAGCAACATCAACTTCCCCATCTGGTATTATTTGGTTTTGATTACTATTTTTACTATAATGTGTTTCTTTTAATAATTTGTTTTGTGCTAAATAATCTACTTCATACCACTTTTGTCCTGAACTATCTATTACATTCAGTACTTCTATCACATTACTTTCACCCAAATCCAATTCCAAAAATTTAGTTGGGCTAGTTATGTTAAAAGTTTTAGTCTTTGTTTCACCAGAAATCGCATTTATGGTATGTGTAATGTTATATTTGGTGGCAATACCATTTGCATCTTGTGCCGATACCTCTACAGTTGGTTGTGGATATGAACCAGTATTTTGGAAATCAACATAATCCAATGTTTCAAATATCAATTCACTATCAGCTGATGATTTTATTTGGAAGCCTGGTTCTAATAAAGTAGTTGTTTTAGTTGGTTTAGAAGTATCATTGGTATCAGCATCAACTTCTTTTGTTATTTTCAATTCAACCATAGCTGGGGAAACATCATTATATTTGTAACCTAAGAATTCAGCTAGATTTAAAATGTTTCTTTTTTCTGTCGCTGTAGATAATAAACTTTCCTTGTATTGATAATCTATATAATAACTTAAAACATCACCAACATAACTTGAAAGTTCAATCATCATCATACCAGGAGAAGTTTCATTAAAATCCCTATAGGTATCTGGAAAATATGTTTTAGTATAATTTATCAAATCCTCTTTTATTGATGAAAAATCTTTTGAGGTGTATTTGATATTCGTTGGTTGAAATTTATTATCGTTTGTGTAAGCCATTATTATTCTCTATAAGGGTGAATCAGGTATTGTACCAACAGTATCAGTAATTGGCGAAATGGTTAAATCTGAATCAGATACAAATTTGTTGAAATTCAAATCAACAGTTTCGAAATCACTACTCGCCGTAGAAAGAGATGCTGGAGATTTATTAATATTAAATCCCAATTTAACATTCAATTGATTAGAACTATCAACCATTTCGATGCTAGTAAGTTCGACAAATGGCATCCACATCTCTAAAGCTTCTACAATAATATTTTCTATTTGAATTTGATGTTCATCATTTAATGGTTCGAATAAAAATTCTTTTATAGATATACCTAAATTTGGTTGAAAAACTCTTTCACCTTTATTGGTATTCAATAACATTTTAATATTATTCTTTATAGATTCTATTGTAGTTTTCGATGATTCAAAATACCCATCTCCACCTGTTTTATTTGAGAATGGTAATTTGATCCCAACGCTTATTCTAGAATCTTTATCTTCAATAAATTGATTTGTTCTTCTATCTAATATTGCCATTATGGTAGTATCTCTTCAGGTTTTACAAATTCAGCTTTAACCTTTGTTACATATGTGTTTAAAGGTTCTAATGGAAGTCCCGTCATACCTTTTCCCTCTCTACTCAAACTAGCAACACCCGGCCCCATAGCTGTCATAACTGGAGCGTTCATTTCAGTAATAACAAATTCTTGCCGAGCGACATATTCTGTAATCGCTTTGGTTAAATCAAATGCCAACTTATCAAGCTTACCACCCTTACCAAGCTCATCCGCAGGATTAACCAACTCACCATCAGCATCGGTATATGTTAAGTTTTCAGCTATAGCATTATATATATCCGTTCTCAATCCCATTATTAAATTCCATTTTTCATTTTAGATTTTTCATCAGCTTTTTTTATTATCTGTGAATAATCTTTATTAAAAGCATCAGCTAAATGATCTGGTAAATTAGTAGTCTCTTTAGCAGATTTAGTATCCATAGGTCTATCCATATCTTTCCATTCACCACTTTGCGCTGTTTCTGCTAAAATATCATTCAATACCTGATTCTTTGTGTTAACAGGACCTTTAGGTATACCACGAACGCGAGTTGAATCTAATTTTTTCTGTAACTTATTATAGACATCCTCTTTAGGCGCCTCTTCATATATCTTAGTTACCTTGTTCTTAACTATAGCTTCTTGTATATTATTTTCAAGTCGTTTCAAAGAAAAATCTAATTCTTCTCTTATTACTTCCCTAATTAATCTCTTAAATATATCAACCTTCATTTCAACTCCTATGTTGTTCTGTTTGTATTTTCTAAATTTGGTTCAATAAAATGATGATGGCTCCAGTAAGAAGGACCTGTTATTCTATCACCTTCTGGAATACCTTCATTGTAATTCTTTTCAAATTGCACATCAAGTTTTTTAATAATTTCATTTATTTTTGGTAAGAGTACAGCACCTCCAGAATCAACTAAAGGTACAGGTACTCCTTGAACTAAAGCATGTGCACTTTGTATGATATCCATAATATCCTTCAGTAAATTATTTAATTCATTACCCAACACCATAGGTTGAGTTCTTTTTTTAGCTTCCTCTCCTAAATAAATATTCTTTGACTGAATAACTGTAAACCCTTTGTTTGTTAAAGTAAAATTCTTTCCAGCACCAAGATTTATATTTTTCATTGATGATAATGTAAGATGACCATCACCATATGCATCAAAAACAATTCTTTCAGATGTTATAAATATCTGATGTTTTGGTTCATATTCTATATCATTTCTATTCTCAGGTGGAATTCTTTTTAATGTGGGTCCATAATCATAATCAAATCCCCTCTCATCATTTAAATCATCATTACCCATACCTATTTTCCATTTCTGCATATAATCTTCTGTTGGTGGATTATCATTATCACAAGATAACATAAAGGTATTTAAAATTGTTTCATCATTTCTTTTACTGGGTGTTTCTGTGTCAAAGTGGTCATCAATACCACCAAGTGATGACATAAAAATTGTTGAACCGACATATGTTTGATTTGTATTACTACCATTATTAATACTAATCAATGGTGATACATTTCTGTTTCCTATTCTTATGTGGTTGTTATATCTACCTTCAATTATTAAATCACTAACTCTTGATTCATAATCAACTAATGAACCATCAAACTCAGCTGTTTTTTGATTAGGGTCGTCTAAGTCTTTATTAGTTTTACTTTCTACTTTGGGAATTGATACTCTTGGAACTAATTTATTATAACCATCTGAATCTTTCATATCATCAAGTTCATCATTCATATAAACATGATCAGCTGAATAGTTAGGATTATTATTTGTATTTACAGGACCAATATAAAATGATTTATCATCTACATTACAATATAAAATCAAATCACCATGAGTAATAGCATCTGAGAATCCTCTAAACATAGGTATTCCCAATTTCTTTCGTTTTCTTCTATTGGATTTTGATGATTTGGAATATGGTGAGAATTCTACTACTTGTGATGCATAAGTAAAAGTCTTTTCATAACTTTTATTATAAGAACTTAAATCAAAACTATCATTAAAGACTCTTTCCACATGTCCCAATTTAAATTTTATTCCCGAAGATAAAATGCTATCAGGTATAAATGCTCCAAATCTATTAGACATATTAATTAACCGATTTACTTATTGATGATTGTTTATCTACCCTTTTGTTCAAATCGTTAGCAACTTCTTCTAAACTAGCCATCAACTCTTCCTTCTCTTCCTCACTTAATAGTGAAACATCACTATCATCAATTGGCTGTTTTGACATAATTCTTTGATATATGGTTGCTAACTTAACTAAATTATCATCATTCTTAATACCAGCTTCCATCAATTCTTTTATGATAGGACCAACTACAGCAATATCTTCAATTCCTTGTATATAGCCATGCACCTCTTGAATTAAAAGCTCTATTTGAGTTTTCTTTACTTTGGAATTCTCATATATCTCTTCTGATAAATCAGAGAATTTTTTGTTGCCGAATATTTTAAAATCTTTTTCCATATCATTCTAATAATAAATATAGAATGAAAGAAAACTTATCCTATAGAACCCGTTGTTGACATTAAATCTTCTATATGTCCCTTTTCCAAAACTTCTTTTTGAATTTTAGGATATATTGATCTAAATATATTTGATACTTGAGTTATTTTGGATGTCTTAACATCTGTCATTTCCCTTATCATAATATACAAAGCCTTTTTATTATAATTGTCAATACTATCTTTATTTTTACACAAATATAAAATAGATTCAGCTACATGTCTATCATTTTCTGAGGGGAATAGTTCTTCCAATTTTGTATCAAAATAACTTATGGTTTTATCGAAAATATCATTGGTTGGTGATGGATTTAAATTATTATCAAAATCAGCTTTAGTGGATAATACAGTTAAATCATCATGTGTTTTAAGTTTTTTATAATTAGCATTATTATTGAGAATTAAATAATTTTTTGCTATAATAGAAAAATAACTAAACGCTTTAGATCCTCTTGTCTCATCATACTTATGCATGTTTATGAGTAGATTAGATACAACTTCTTCTTGTAAATCTCTGAATCCGTAATCAAAATAACTAAACTTAAATGTATTGATTATGTTTTCAGCCAACTTCATAAATGCTGGATGAATTGTTTCGGTATATATTTTATGTTTAAA